TGGCCTCGTCGAACACGAGCTTGTGCTGGTTCATCACCGGCTCAAGGGTGTCCACGATTCGCTTCTCCTTTTGGATGTTATGTCGGACTTCCTCGATGGTGCAAGGATAGATCTTGGTAAGATAGGGCTTAATGATCTCAACAAACATGCCGTCACCGAAGTTGCTTTCCACCACAATAACATTTACCTTATTCATCTTGGCCTTCATGGTAAGCACCTTAAGGACCTTTTCGTCGTATCCTCCTTGCATACCACCGGCATCGGTAACATAAAGATAACCATTGAGCATCTTGACGACAGCCCATGATGTCTCGTCTTTTCCTCGGCCCGAAGGGTCAATTGCAAGGACACTTCCGGTGTAGGGCACATGCTCCCCCACAGTCTTCATTGGGCGAAAGAAGCGATCCCCGGTGAACCCTACGTTGGGCACCGTGCTGTCCCAAGCGTTCTCGGGCACCTGAGCCCACACCAGTTTCTCTGGGGCTGTCTCGTCATCGAGATCCATAACAATAAGGTCATTGATCTTTAAGGGATAGCGATCCAAGTCTGACAGCTTGGGGTCCAGCATGAACTGCATGGCGAACCCTGACTTACCATAGGATGCTTCGCGCTCTGCTAGGTCGATCTCGTTGAAGCGACTGGGTTCGGTGGGTCTACCGGTGTTCTCATCATCCACACAGGACTCTGCGATGTTACCTCGGTAGACCTTTTCGGACTTGTCTTTTGTTATTGTCTTTGCGGGCCACACGCGCATCTCGTAGTCCCGTTCAAGCATCTTGTTATAAATGCTGTCCTCACACTGGGGTGTCCCAAGGAAAAGGATGCGGCTGTTGTCCTCGGGCTTAAGGATGGCTTCGAACTCCTTGACTTGCTCAGAGAGCTTGTCGCGCATTGACTGTGTTGCGGAGTTGTTTGGGACCTCTACGTCATCGGCAACAATGATGTCTGCTCGGGAGCCGGTAAGCTGAGATGTTATTCCAAGGGACTTGACCGAGGGTGCATGGGATGCTTGAGCTGGTCCGACATCAAAGGAGATCTTGGAGAAGCGTTGTTTGTCCCCGGGCATCAGGTGAGCCAATACGGGCATCTCATGGATCAACCTAAGGGTGAACGTAGAGAAGTCATCGGCGCGGTTCTTGGATGCGGAGACAACCAGGATGTTCTTTTGTGGGTCAAGGAGTAACTGGTGGACCACAAAGGCAGAACAGATCCACGACTTGCCGACTCCGCGAAACCCTTGGATGACCCCTCGGCGCGGACCGTTTTGCATCCACTCGGCGATCTCGTATTGGATTGGAGTGGGTGCCGGAAGCGTAAGGTGGTTCCATGTCATCCAAAGGAAGTTACGGAAGTCCTTAAGCTGTGGTGGAATAGTGTTACTCATTCATTAACAACTTTATCAGTTGGGTCTTCGAATGGAAGTAAATTAACAAGTGCTTCAAGGGGTGAGTCTTTGGTGACACTTGCCGTGATGTTATTGTCCTTAAGTAACTGACGTGCAGCGTTTAACAAGGCAGGCGCAGGGTCACCATGTTTGATTTGATCTATAAATGTATCTATCAAAAGGTCCTGCAACCCTTCCATTTTTATACTTCGTTTCTCGTCGCTCATCTCTTTTTGTTAGTTATTAAATGATATATTTTTATTAACATATACAACAGGGTAGATATACCTACCGCAATAGCAACAATGGTGTTAACTTGCTCGAGTGTTATGTTTGCAATCAATCCGGTAATACCTACGAGTGGAGTATTCAGAGACGAGTTCATGTCTTGTGTTACGAGCTAGGATAGTTACTTCCGAAGACGACGAAGTCAATAGCCCTGCCTGAAGCTGTGGTAGTGTTCAAGTCTATGACAAATCCTGATGTTGCTTTACTGACAACTGAGGGCGCATTGTAGGCTGCTCCTGTCCCTTTGATAGTTAACAGCACAACATAGTCCACCGTGTCTAAATCTTCCGTAAAGTTAATTGTTCGTTCAGCATTATTAGCAGACACAGAAGCGACATTGTAGCCATTGACAAAGGTTTCGTCAGTGTCAGAGGCAACCCCCACTGATCCATAGCACCTTGGAGAGAACGGACTATACTTAAGAACATCAGGTGTAACAACACCATCGGTGCTGCTTTGGCTTTCCATCTCGGATTGATCTGCCTTATCGACCTTTGCTTGGGTCACGTTAGCATTGGCAATCTTTGCCGTCTCCACAGCGTTGTCCGCAAGTTTTGCCGTTATTACCGAATTGTTGACAAGTTTCGAAGAATCTACGGAAGTGGCCGCTAGTTGAAACGCCGTGACCGAGTTAGTAGCCAGCTTGGTGGATGTTACGGCCCCGTCGTCAATCTTGATTGTTGTTACCGCATCGTCGGCTATCTTATCAGAGATCACTGCCCCATTGGCAATACCAGCCGAGGTTACACTTTGGATTCCCGCACCGGTGTCGGCAGCATCCTCAACCATCTCTTGGGCGGCGAATAGTCCTTGCTTGTAGGCGGTATCGAGGTCGCCTTCATTCAGCACCGCGCCCGGCGTAAAGTCAATCAACGGAAGAACCGAGGTTGTCCTGTAGATTCGGATGTCGCTACTTGAATACACCAATGGGATTACGGTCCACGCTGATTCAAGGCACGTAATTGTCTTGTTGGCAAAGTCAAGAGAGTAGTGGGTTCCCTCTTCCAGCACCAACCGAGCGTCATTGGTCGCAATAACAACAACGGAAATGTCGTCTGCGGTTAGCGCGTCGAATGCAAAGTTAATGGATAAAGGTGCGACGGAGACCTGGATCTCGTAAAAGGATAGTCCGTTTGTAGGCATAATGGTAAGGATGTGTTATAAGGTGGGAATAGGGTTGTTAAGTTCTTCAGAAGCTGATTGCATTACCTGTCGTTTCTTAGCGTTAATGTCTTTAACTCGTTGAATAAGTTCTGGGAACTCTTCGCTCATCTCACGCTTGGCCTTTCTTCGGTAAGCCCCTAGAACTTTGTTGATTTGCTTAATTCTTGGGTCTTGGCTGGTAAGCGCGGACCGTCCTCCAGATTCTTGAATACTCTTTGACACTGCTTTATACTGACGGGAATTGATCAAACCCTTCAAGGCTTGCCTTAAATTCCGACCATTAACCGTTGTGGTAGATGTTAACTCCATGTAGCGGTCGTAGGCTTGCCGCCCTTCTGCATTGTAGAACGTCCGCATGTCAGTTTCTTTACTGCCCATAAAGTTTGGCGATGGCATGTCAAACCCGTGAATTAACTCTTGCAACGCCTTGTCCACACTGTCGTTCTTTTTGCTGGAAATGTAGATCGGATTCATAACACCAAGAAGACCTAGTGGATTTTGTTTGTAGATCTCTTCACCAAGGAACGTCCTTTTAGGTGGAATCATCTCGTCGGCAATCGGAAGTTTACGCAGGATCGCGTCTATAACGCTTCGTGACTCTCTGATTAAGACCTCACCCTCTCCAATGTCTTTGAGTTGGTTAACGGACATAGGCACAGCCATTCCGCTAACAATATCCCGACCGATCTTAGGACCGTAAATGTCAGGCTGTTGCACCGCGTTGAGGACGTTGTTAAGACCGCGAAGGAACGACTTGTCAGTCAAGTTTTCAGCAATACCAAACGATAGGGCCATAAAGGACTCTTGGCTTCCTGGGTCTAGCTTAGGGTTCATCGAGATGTGCTCTGCGATGTCTGCTGCAATACCAATCAATGTCGCAAACGGATCAAGACGTTGGTAACTGACATACGTTGGGTTATCTTCGTCCCCAATAACAAAGGAGTTAGGTTGCCAGCCCGTTGCCTTCAACGCTTGTAGTTCGGCTGGGTTCCTTGGTCCACTTCCCGTAATCTTGTCTTTGTTAAGATAAGCATAATAAAGCAGTGCGGCACTTCCTGCGGTTGCGGTAGCCATTCTACCTTGATACTCTGCTTTCTGCATAGGACTCATGGATGCTGCCATTTCTGCTCTACGAGCCGCCGCTTTCTTCGAAAGTCTTGGGGCGATCTGGTCATACGCGGCTCCAAACCAAGTCCGCTTCAGTCCAAACGAAAGGATCTGTGCGGGAGTGTTGACAAACGGAAGAATGAGTGTGAGCGGAGGGAATTTCTCTCTAGCACGGTTTACAAGTCCAACAAACTCCCCTTGCTTCGGATCTGTAAATGTTATTTCTCGGGTGTATTGTCGTGTCTCCTCCAGTAACCTTAGAGCATCTTGGTCCCTTAGATACTGGTTTTTGTTTTCCATCTTCAATCTACGAAGTTCGTTTGGAATTAACATTGGGTTATCCGTTACTTCCCCTGCTCGCTCTCCTTTAAGAATGTTTTCCCGGGCTTGTTTGGCTAGCTTGGACATGATCGCGCTTTCGCTATACATGGCACCGTCTTCTAAAAACGACTTTTCCATAGTCTGCTTGATCCATGCCTCCTTTGCCTCTACCGGTTTGTTAATCCATTTTTCATCTGTGTAGACGTGGTTAGTTAAGCGTTCGCGTAGGTTCGACAACCCGGCTGCTGCTTTGTTCATCGAGTCACCTCCAGCATTCAAAGCGAACGGTAGGTTAAACCATGTATTGACCCAACCCATCGCTTTACCAAAGGTGCTGCTTTTATTTACACCGTAAAGATCTGGATCGAGGGCGTCTATGTTTGGCCTAGAACTGGCGTCTGTGAACGGCGACGATGCTCCAGTAACAACATCAGACTTGGTTGCGGTAGCCTTTGCTCCGGCTTTGATGACCATGTGGAAGTCCTCGGCCTGTTGGTGAAATTTTAGGGCTTCTTTAAAGACCTGCATCTGCGCTTCATCACCTCTAAGAGCTCCAACACCGGCTCCAACGATACGCTCCATTTTTGTTAAAAAGCGCACCGCCAGTGGCATCGAGACGCTCAGTGTGGTGGTTGCTGGTCCCGACAACAGGTTCCGTTGCAATAGTCGGACTCCAAAGTTCATAAACTTGTCGAAGCGGCCCATCTGTGCCATCTCGTTAATCTTTACGAATGCGTCCAACGGGCTTTCGTCTGCTGCGGCAAACATCATGCGCTTCATAAAGGTATCGAATCCTTTCTCCATGTCGCCTGGACGTGACTTCAACCACGTATTAACAGCTTTCTTTGTCGTGAATCCTCGGCCTGTGTTATTGATTGCCTCGGTTCTCCGCCGCACGTATTGACTTTTCTGCTTTCGAAGCTCACTCAGTCGAGTTGTAGGCGACGCTTTTAGCAATCTATTCCGAGCTTTCTGTGCGTTGGTGAGCTCCACAAATTGTTGATCTGTTAACTTAGAAAGCGACTGCACCTCCTCAATGACTTGTTGGATGTCGTTCTCCTCACGGATCATTCTTTTTGTCGATTCAATCCGACTCAACAGGTCGTCCATTTCTGGGTCAGTCTTTAAATCATCCGGTAGTTGCTTACCTTTAACTGGCTTTCTGCCTTCAAGTAGTTTGTTACGAAGGCCATCCAATACCTCACGTGTCTTTGCAAGTTTAACCTTTCGGTCCGCTTTCGACTTAACAATCTTTCTTAGCTCTGAAACTGTTGAAGTGGTCTTCTTTTTTGCTTCGGCTGCTCGACTCTTTTCAAGTTCTTTCTGAGCGACCCTAGCCTTGTATTCTCCATCGCTCAGGTTATCGACGTAATACTCTTCCTCACGAAGTGTGATAATGTCTTGCTCATCCTTAAATGCTTGGTCGTGATACTTAATCTTTTCTTCAAGCGATAACACCTCTTGTTCTAACTCATGTGTATCAGCATCAGGTTCCTTGGGTGCCGTGGCTTCTCCTTTAATTTCATCCGGGTCTTTACCAGAAAGCTCGGCAGACCTCTTGCGTTTAATTTTTAGCTGTTTCTCAAGAGTTTCTTTTCTCTTTTCAAGCCGTTCCTTTTCACTTAAACGCTTACGATTTATCTCTTTCTGTTTAACCTTAGCGGACCCCTCGGCTACGTTCGGGTCAATGACTTCATCCGCTGCGTTGAGAAGAGCACCTACCGTCTCATCCATGTCTTGGATATTGATTTCTGATACGGCGTCTGCAAGGCTGTCATCATCTGCTAGCGTCTCAGCCATCGCTACGTCATACTTCTCGGTCGCTTGTGTTTCTGGGCTTTTGATCCCGAGATTCTCTCGCATTGCTTGAACAAACCCCGTCTTACGATCAAGGAGTCCTTTCGAGAACTCGGTTCCATAGAGCGCCTGAACAGCCGTAAAGTATTTCAAACGTCGCTGTTCTTGAGTCGCAAGGATCTTCAAGCGGTCGAGTTTAACATCAGATGCGCCTTCGGCTGTAAGTTTGTTCCACTGTGCGCCGAGAGTTGTTAATCTATCTACGGCGGCTTGCATTCCAAACAGAGCAACCTGTTGTCCTGCCCGCGCTTCCTTCATGGCGCTTAGTTTTGTATCGTCATCTAAAAGACCACTTTTGATTGCCTTTTGAATCCCTGACGCATCCATGTTACTAGCCTTAAGAGTTGCGATCATTTCTGCGGCTCGTTTCTCGGTGCTAGCCACGTCTTTTGCTACTAACTCAGGAACAAACCTTTTAAAGATGTCGTCCATTTCCGCTTTTGTAGAGGCACCGAAGATTGCTTCTGTAATCCGGGCGTTTGCCATAATGGCTTGTTCACCACTT